TCATGCAGGACACCGACCATCACCGGGCGTTCAAGAAGGCCAGCAACTACCTGAACAAGGCTAACATCCGTGGCACCTATCGACCTGTGGCCGGCCTCGCCCCGGACCCGCGCCCCATCCATGAGAAGTACAAGAACGCCGTGAACGGACGATGGAAGCGCAACCAGGGAATCGGTGGCCCTCAGTATTACATCGATACGACCGCCGCCCTCAATTCCTACATCGCCCAGCGCCAACTGAAAGTAGGCCGCGTCAAGGCCGGTTGGGCTGCAGCCCTTCGGCAAGTCCCCAAGTCCGTGGACTCAAAGGGCAAGGAGAAGAACTATGGCACCTATGACGCCCCCTGGGTGGACTCCAACATTCGCGGAGCCACTGGGGTATTCAGCCAATCGGTCACCCCGAACCGGGTCTCGATGACCGTGCAGAACTTCATCGGCAATATCAACAACGTGGCCAAGGATGCCAACACCGAGAACGTGGTCTACGGAAATCGCGTTCGCCAGATCAAGGCCGCTGTGCAGTCTCGAATCGAGAAGGCCATCAAACGCGCCAACCGTAAGAAATAACTTTATACCTATGGGCTACAAAAGTGCACGACACATCGTGGAAGCCGTCTTGGCTTCCTACCTCGACAGCCAGCCAGAACTGGCGGGCGTCACGTTCTACACCGGGGACTCGGCTGACACCGCCGTCCTTCCCAAGTGCGTGGTCCTCTGCGACTCCGCCCGGCTGCCCGATGATCTGCCTGACGGCCTCGGCAACTACAACTGCGGGGTCCGCGTGACCGTCTTCGACTCCGCCGACGATACGACCCTAAGCCAGCACCGCGAGCGCTGCGCCGCCATCGCCGGGGCCATGCAGGACCTCGAGCTGATTCAGGCCGCCTTCGTGGCCAGCGGGGATGCCCTGTGCTATGACGTCAGCATCAACGCCGAGGACGAGGGGGTCAACGAACGCTCCTGGGCGTCGGTCTTCTCCTATGATGTTCTGGTGGTTGTGAACCCCCAGCCCTAACCCGAACTACCGAGCAATAGGTATATGGCCGCAATCGTCAAAGGGGTAACCGCAATCTACGGCATTGCCGGTGCTACCGTCAGCAACGCCGTGGTGCAGTCCTACACCAACGACGGCGAGTTCACTTCCGAGGCCACCATCGTGGACGAGGATGGCATGACCGTCGCTTGGCGCGGCGATGACAGAAAGACCCAGATCAGCGTCGAGCTTATCGCGAAAACGTCAGCAATTCCTCAGCTCGGCGCCGCTTTCTCTATCACGGTCAACACCGCCTCGTCCTACGCTGGCGGTACCGCTTCGACCGCTTTTTCGGGCTGGGTCCAAAAGGTCTCAGAGAAGGGCTCGAATCGCGGCTACTCCGCCGTGACGGTCACTGCTATCGGCTACGAGTCCATCGCCTAACCGCATGGACAAGCGGTTTACATCCGCTTTCACGGACCCGGGAAAGACCAAGCTCCTGGGCCGTTTTGTTTCCCCGTTCTGCCTGCTTCACCGGGTAAAACTGGAAGCAGCCGAAAGCCCCCTTGTCAGGTCCGGCTGCACCGTCCGTCCGCTCGACCTGCTGGTGGCCGTCAAGATCTGCGCCGGAGAACGTATCGACGACCTCAACTGGAGGGACTCTTGGCACCTTGGCAAGATGACCGCCAACCAGAACTACTTTGCCGAGCAGGTGGAGCGGTTCTCTCAATACGTCCTTATCGAGGCTTGGCCAAAGTTCTGGGAGAAGCGAGCCAGGTCCAGCGAGACCAGCGGCACCCCTTGGGTCCTGACCGTGGTGGCCTCCCTCATCTCGAACGGCATCCCAGAAGAGCGCGCCTGGACGATGCCCGAGTGCCAAGCCATCTGGCTAAACTGCACCTTTGCAATCAGCAAGGGGGCTGAGCTGAAAGTCCTTACGTCTGAAGACGAAGCCCTAATCGACTCACTCGAAAAACAGTCATGAGCAACTCTGTAAAGTTCAGCGTCGACGGAGATACCAACGTCGAACAGGTCACGGACAAGGTCAAGAAGTCCATCTCGAACCTCGAGAAGAACATCCAGGGCGTGGAGTCCAAGTTCAAGTCCTTCGGCAAGGACCTGTTCCTTTCGTTCGCCGCGCCGATGGTCCTGCTCAACTCGGCCATGAACATGATCTCCTCGGCCATCGAGAAGAATCAGCAGAAGGTGCAAGACGCCCGGGACCTCGCAACCAAGGGCGAGTCCAAGTTCGTCACCTCTGGTCAGACTCAGCTCGCCCGGGAGAACGCCCGCCGCGAACAGGAAAAGAAGGAGCGCGAACTGGCCAAGGTCGGAGCAGAAGCCGAGACTAAGAAGGCCATGGAGGAAGGTGGATTCATGGGCTTCGGTGGTGAAGGCGACGCCATCATCTCCGAGTTCATGAAGCGCAAGCAGTCATTCGGAGGATTCCTCGAAGGCGTAGGGATGTACCTCGGAATCAATGACGCAGCAGGCAACGAGGAAATCCAGAAGATTGCCCAGGAGCGCTCTGCCGCACGAGACGCCGAAAAGTACGGCCCCGAGATCGCGGCGAAGAAGAAAGAGGAAGAAGCCCTCGCCGCCCAGAAGGCCGCAGCCGAAGCACAGGTCGCCGCCAAGAAGGAGGTCGACAGCATGGCCACCACTTTCAAGGGACCCGAAGGTTTCGGCAACGTCATCGGCGTAGGCGCCAACCCGGTGCTCGAAGCCATGAACACCCAGCTCGAAGAGCAGCGGACCCAGTCCGCCCTGCTCCGTCAACTTGTCGACGCGAACACCGTCCGAGGCGGAACTTGGCTGCCACCTGCCCGCACCCCTTAACACCTGAAAGCATATGCCTAACATCGTTGAAAAAGGAAACCCGCTGACGACCCCGCTCATCCAAGCGGGTTGGAATATCGTCGGCGACGGCTACGGCCTGATCACCTCGACGACCAAGTACAAGTGCGACCATACCGTCGACCTGCAACCGTTCGTTCTTCGTGGAACCCCGCACCCGGACCCGGCCTACTCGTTCCTCAAAATCCACAAGTATTCCATCAGCTGGGAGTCCCTGGGCATCGCCATTGTTTCCATCGACTACGTCGGCATCGACCCGAGTTTCAACAGCGGCAACTTCACGAACCCAGAGGTCGGCACGTCCAACGGCCTGACGGCTGAGAACATCACGACGAACCAGAACTTCTTCACCGAGGCTTTCGGCGGTAGCACCTACGCCATCGCCGGACAGGCTCCCTACACCCAGTCCCCGGTCGGCCCGCTGGTTGAAATCAAGAACCCTGCTGACTACATCAGCATTACCACTGGTAGCACGGTTACGACCGTTAGCAGGAAACAATCCTACATCGGTAACAACGGCGCCTGCTTCGAGGACTCTACTGGCGGTCGCTTCATCGGTTTCGTCAAGCCCGAGTTCAAGCACTTCTACGGCAAGACGAACTACCTTGCCCCGCAGTCCTCCTTCTCCGGCCACTTCTACACGACGCAGGCCGCCATGGTTAACGAGGCATTGACCCTGCTGGGAACGAGTTCGTTTAACAACAACTGGAACTCCCTTCTCCCCAAGATCGTGCCGGACTACGCAGGCCCTGCTGCTGAATGGATTTCCGACTCGGATAACGGCTTTTACAACCAGCTGCTGCTCAGCCAGGTAAACATCCAAGACTTCGGTGCCCTCTACAAGGTGAACTATGAAGTCCGATATAGCGTGCAGGGCTGGCCGAGCGAAGTATACCAGAAGGTCAGCACCCTCTGACCTATGAGCATCCAGCCCGGGAACGGCTATAATTTCAAGGCATCGTCCAGCGGCTTCAGCCTGGACATCCAACAGCCGTGGACGCCCCCTACTGGTGACGGCGTCTACCTTGGCGTACAGTTCCCCATCCCTGAGCCGCGTATCCCTGAGCAGTTGGTGAACGCGCCTATGGCGGTCATCCGCCCTTCTCCGTTCGAGTGCCGTATCGTGTCGGTCAACGGCCAGCGATACCTGCAGATCGCCAAGGGAAGCATCGCCTACAGCGGGACCAATATGCCCATCATCTATGATGGGGCGTTCACGCAGCTCGGTCAGGCTGAAGCGACCAAGGTGCAGATCTGCCCTACGGCGATGAGGCAGGCGACCAACATCTACCCGGGCGGCAACCCTCGCATCGACCCTTACTATTCTATAGACTGGTGGATGGAGAACGGTGGCGGATACAAGATTCCCGACACCCTCTCCGTGTTCTCGCTCTACGGGTTCAAGTGGGACGTGCAGCCTAACGTGCCCCCCTTCGAGGACAGCGCCGTGGTAAACACCGGGCTTCCCACCTTGGCCATCATCGCGGATTCAAACACCACTGACGACGCGAAGATTCAGAAAGGCACCGGCCCGTCCATCTACGAGAACACGATGAACGTGCAGAAGATGGAAGGCTACACCGCCGCCGAGACGGACCTTCCGGGCGACTGGGGCCACTGCCATACCACTTGGTTCAACCCCCGCAGGTTCGGCTATAACTACAAGGCCATCGCTCAGGTCAACGCCTTGGCCAGCACTGCCTTCAGCGCGTCGGCCAGCATCGTCCGTCCTGCCGTCCCTGTGTTCCAGAACATGATCCAAAAGATTAAGTTCGACGGAAACCCTTCGGGCGGA